TCAAACCATACATTGCTAAGAAGATGGATCGCACATCCTTCGATCAAGCACACGGACCAGCCGCTTACGACAAACTCTTTGACGAAATCTTGTCGTTCGCATTCGACCTACGACAAGTAGGTTATGGTGTCTGGTTCATTGCACACCTTAGCCGTGAGTTCTTGCAAGTATCCGACGACGGTGCAAAGCAAGAAGAGTTGACGCTTAACCTTTCTGCTGGTATGGTACGTCGCTTGACTCCTGCTGTAGAAATGATTGCTCCCGTCTGCTGTGACAGACGATCTACAACTGTCATGGAAACTAAGACTGTAAAGTCTGGAGCCAAGACCATTGAACGCAAAGTGCCTACCGAGAAGATTCTCTTTGACCGTAAGCTCGCATTCGATGACCCCCGTTTTTCTCGAATCATCCGTACTCGTACTACGAATCGGATGCCCAACGTACCCCTAGATCCTGTTGATCCATGGGGATCATTTGAAACCGCGTTCGATAACGCAAACAAGGAATCCTGATATGAGTATTAAACGTGCAGTATTTGACAACTTCGAATCCGACTTCGCAGCAGCAGAAGTCTCCGAAGGTTATAACGATTGGTTCCCAGAAGACGGAACCTATGAATGCATGATGACCAGCATTGTCCAAGTTGACTGCCCCTTCAAGGAGAAGGATGGCACCACCCACGACGGTACTCTCATCAAGTTCAACTATCGTCTACTCCAAGACGATGAGCGTCCAGACAATCCTCGCTCCTTTGAGGGTGGCCCCATGGTCTTCCCTGATTGTGGCAAGTCTGGACTCATGACTGAGGGTGGTCAGATCCGCGTTGACATCGCCCTTAAGACCCTCAAGGGGCTTCTCACCAACGTACTTGGTGACGTAGCTACCATGGGTTCTGGACTCGAACAGATCGAAGACCTGCTCGCCACACAGGAAGTCCCTGTACGTGTCCGATGCAAGTCCCGAACTGGTAACAACGGCAAGGTATACGGTGGTGAAACCGTAATTGAACGCCTGCCTGAATCTTGACTCCATTTCAACTCTCTCCCCGC